AGTCGTAAAGGTTCTTTGATAGATATGACACCTGATAGGGCTGGACCAAAAGGTTTTACAAGAAAAGGTCTTACACCATTTCAACAAGAGCAAGTTGGAATTGTTAACCGACTAGACAATCCACAAGAAACAAAACTAGACTTAGTTACTGGAGAAAAAATAGAACCAACTCTACTTACTGAACTTTCAAGAAAAAGAAAACGACGACAGAAGAGTGGTTTTACTGGTATCATGTCGCAGATACGATCACTGCTGGGATAATTGTGGACCCAGTAACTGCTCTTGCAACAGCTTCAACAGCCTTCAACCTAATAAAAAAAGGCTTCCAGATGGGGAAGGATGTGGAGTCAATGTATGGTGACATTGGAAGATGGATGGGTGCTGTTTCTGATGTCAACCATGCAGAGAAGATGTCCAAGAACCCACCTTTGTTTAAAAAATTATTTGCTGGTTCAAGTGTTGAACAAGAAGCAATGGATGCGTTTGCTGCGAAAAAAAAGGCAGAAGCTATGGAAGAAGAACTGCGTAACTGGATTAATTTAACGCATGGTCCTAACGCATGGTCTGATTTATTGAAGATGCAAGCCAAGATACGAAAACAAAGACAAGAACAGTTGTATGCACAACAAGAACTAAGAGCAAGAGTATTGAATATAGCTGGTGTTATATTTCTCTGTACATTGGTTGGTGCTGTGATAATGTGGCTAGGATATTTATTTTATCAAAAACGAACAGGACAACTATGAGTTTTTTACACATACTAAAGCCTGAGGAAAGACGATTATTAAGAACCATTGTTAAGAAAATACATTTACAGTATGTACCTGATGAACATAAATCTGATAGGGAAGCTGATAAATTAATTGCAACAATAGGTCCAGCTACAGTTGAACAACTTATAAAAGCTGGTAAAGATAACAACATTGACAACATTTAAGTACAAACCTGATGGTGAAGTATTAAAGGAGTTTATGAAAGATGACTCGTTCTTTAGAGGACTGCGTGGTCCAGTTGGAAGTGGAAAGTCGGTGGCGTGTTGTGTCGAAGTCTTTAGACGAGCATTGGCACAGAAAAAAAACGAAAAGGGTATTCGTAAATCGAGGTGGGCGATTATTAGAAATACCAATCCACAACTTAGGACAACGACAATCAAAACATGGTTAGATTGGTTTCCAGAAAATACATGGGGTAAGTTTAGATGGGAAGTTCCATATACTCACTTTATAAGCAAAGGTGATATGGAACTTGAAGTTATATTTCTAGCACTTGATAGACCTGAAGATGTAAAAAAACTACTGTCATTAGAACTAACTGGTATATGGATAAACGAAGCAAGAGAAATACCTAAGAGTATTGTTGATGCTTGTACAATGCGTGTTGGTCGTTTTCCATCTATGAGAGATGGAGGTCCAAGCTGGTCAGGTATAATCTGTGATACCAATGCACCTGAGGAAGATCACTGGTGGGCGATTATGTCAGGTGAAGTTCCAGTACCAGATCATATTCCAAAAGAAGAAATAAAGATGCTGGTCAAACCTGATAACTGGTTATTCTTTACACAGCCACCAGGAATGTTGGAAAAGAAAAACGAAGATGGTACTGTCGTCGACTATAAAGAAAACAGTAAAGCAGAAAATAGAAAAAACCTTTTGAGTACATACTATGAGAATACTGTCAAAGGTAAAACAAAGTCTTGGATTGATGTATATGTAATGAACAAACTTGGTACTATCTCTGATGGTAAACCAATATATCCAATGTTTGTAGGAGATACTCATGTATCAAAAGAAGAAATACCAGTAGCAGATGGTCAGCCAGTTTATATAGGATTAGACTTTGGACTTACTCCAGCTGGAGTATTTGCACAGAAAGTAAGAGGTCGTTGGTTAATACAAGCTGAGATAGTTGCTTTTGATATGGGTATAGTAAGGTTCTCTGAACTGTTGAGAGAAGAGATTGCAACTAAATATTTAAACTGTGAAGCACTGATATATGGTGATCCAAGTGGTGACTTCAGGGCGCAAACAGATGAAAGCACACCATTTCAAATACTCAGAGGTGCTGGATTAAGAGCATTACCAGCACCATCTAATGATGTATCTCTAAGAATAGAAGCTGTAAATAAATCATTGATGAAGATGGTTGAGGGTGTACCAGCATTTATGGTTGACTATCGCTGTCGACAGCTAATAAAAGGTTTTGAGGGTGGATACCAATATAGAAGATTACAAGTATCAGGTGAAAGATTTGATGATAAACCTGATAAGAATATGTATTCACATATACATGATGCACTACAATATCTAATGTTGGGTGCTGGTGAGGGTAGATCAATCATAGGAAACAGTAAACCACTAAGATCATTTAATGCAAAACCTGAGTTTGATGTTTTTCGTCGACGACCAAAACAAAGAAGAGTTGGCTTGTGGTCACGGATGTAGTTAGGTTACGAGTGTTTTTATTAATATATGGTTTGGCTATGTATCATTTTTGTGCGTGGCTAAAGTCATTTGAATGGAGTATCGAAAATTATGTGTTTTTTTAAAAGTCCTAAAATGGTAATGCCTGAACCCAAAGTCGATCCTGAAATCGAAAAGCAAAAGGCTGAAGAAAAGAAAAGACAAGAAGCAGAGAAAAAGAAACAAGAAGAGTTTAACAAAAAGGTTTCTGCTGGTAAGGTTGGTCGTCGATCACTTATATCAGGACAATCAGGTGGTATTGGATATTATAAGGACCCAATGTAATGGTTGAAGTAAATACAATTACACCAATCAATACTGGTGCTGATAAACCAGTAGATAATTTATTAAGAAGATATGAAAGAGCAAAGTCACTTAGAGATAATTGGACATCATTGTTTGAAGAATGTTATGAGTATGCTCTTCCACAAAGAGAAAGTTTTTATGCAGAAACACCTGGTCAAAGGCGAGATGATAAAATCTTTGATGAAACTGCCGTCGTCGGTGTACAAGAATTTGCATCAAGGTTGCAATCAGGTCTTGTACCAAACTTTGCAAGATGGGCTGACTTTATTGCTGGTTCAGAAGTACCTGAAGAACAAAGAGATGAAGTTAATTCTCAACTGCAAGGAGTAACAGATTATGTATTTGAGATTCTACAGAACAGTAACTTTGCTCAAGAAGTACACGAGTCGTTTCTTGACTGTGCTGTTGGAACTGGTGTTCTATTATGCGAAGAAGGTGATGCAGTTAATCCTGTTAGGTTTTCAGCGATTCCATTACCTCATGTTGTCTTGGATGTCGGTCCTGATGACAGAGTTGACTCCATATATAGAGAACGTCAAATCAGGGGTGGACAGCTTTTGGTTGCGTATCCGAAAGCTATTCTTACGCAAAAAATAAAAGAAGCAGTCCTTAGAAGTCCTGAAGAAAAAAGAAAGATACTAGAAATAGTATATAGAGATTATTCTAGAATTAATGTTATGGCTCATAAATATTGCGTTATTGATCTTGAGACAAAACAAAAGATTTTAGATGAACAGTATGAGGGTGTTGGTTCATGTCCTATAATAGCTTATCGCTGGTCGAAAGCATCTGGGGAGGTTTATGGGAGAGGTCCGTTAATCAATGCCCTCAGTGCAATCAAAACTACCAACCTTACTATTGAACTAATATTAGAAAATGCACAGATGGCTATATCAGGTATCTATCAGATGGAAGATGATGGAGTTATAAATCCTGATAATGTTTCATTAGTGCCAGGAACTGTAATTCCAAAGTCGCCTGGTTCTGCTGGGTTACAGCCAATAGCAACTGCTGGTAGATTTGATGTCGCTGATCTTGTGTTAAATGATATGCGTAATAATATCAAAAGAGCATTGTATAATGATATGCTTGGTGATCCAAACAGAACACCAGCTAGTGCTACAGAGATTGCTGAAAGAATGGCTGATCTATCAAGACGCATAGGTTCTGCTTTTGGTAGATTACAAGCTGAACTTGTAACACCAGTATTACAAAGAGTTGTACATATACTCAAGAAACAAGGTCGTATTGAGATACCTACAATCAATGGTAGAGAAGTAAAAGTAAGGTCTGTATCTCCATTGGCACAAGCACAGGCTCAACAGGATATAGTTTCCGTCGACAGATTCTTAGAATTAGTTGGTGGTAGATTTGGACCACAGATGATTAACTTGTTAATAGACAGTGAAGAAACATCTATACATCTAGCAAGGAAGTTTGGTGTTCCTGATAATCTTATAAGAGATAAAGCAAGTCGTGAAGAGATAATTAGAATGACAGCACAGCTTGCTCAACAGCAACAACAACAACCTATGATGGAGCAAGAAGAATGATTAATAAAAAAAAATTAAATGCTTTTATCAGAAAAAGTTCTAAAAAAAAAGATATTGATATATCAACAAAAGAAACAAAAAATGAATTAGAAAAAATAAAAGTAGCTGGAACTAGATCAAAAGAACGTCAAGAAGTAATAAATTTTATGGGAATGTCTGGTCTTTTTGATACCTATAAAAGTTATAGAATAGATGGTTTTGCACCAAACTCAGCATACAATAAAACCTTAAATCATTTATTACCAAGAATAAGAAAAACAAAAAGAGAAAATTTCGGAAATAGATATTAAGTTATGGCAACTCCAGCTTGGCAAAGAAAAGAGGGCAAGAATCCTGAGGGTGGATTAAATGCAAAAGGTCGTGCTTCTTACAATGCCAAAGGTGGTAATCTTAAACCACCAGTATCAAGAGAACAAGCTAAGAAAAGTCCAAAGTCTGCAAGTCGTCGAAAAAGTTTTTGTGCTAGGATGCGTGGTATGAAAAGAAAATTAACTTCTGCTAAAACAGCAAACGATCCCAATAGCAGAATTAATAAGTCACTTCGTAAATGGGATTGTTAAGGAGATAAACTATGCCAATGGGTAAAGGAACATATGGTTCACAAAA